AGAACGCGCCGTCCCCACCGTCGCCCCCGTCCCGTCCCTCACCGCCCATCCGCTCCCCGTCGCCGCCTCCTCAAACCACGCCCCCGCCGTTCGCGGAATTTCGTAGTCAAGGTAGCTGTAGCCCGCCGTGCCGCGTTGTGGTCGATCCACAAGCCCCACATCCCGCAACTCCGCCCGCGTTTCGTCCAACGATGCCTGAATCTGGTCGTCTGAGAAATACGCCACCCCCGCCACGCTGTAATCCGCCGTCCCTGCCTGACACAGCACTCGCATTTCCGTGATCAGATTCGCCATGCCCGCACGCGCCATACTGCCTCCTTTCTTGCCCTTCCTCCCCTCCTTCGGGAGAGGGGGCTAGGGGGTGAGGGCTACCCCGCCCCACCCATACCTTCTTCAACATCACCGTCGGTGATATCCTCTACAAAGTCGTAGATCGTCCCCGTTTTTAGCACCAAATCGCGGATCGTCGCCTGCCACTCGACTGGAAGCGCATTGTACGCCATTTCCAGCGAGCGCTTGTTTTGCCGCATGACCATAATGAACGCCGTCACCCCGCCCGCCCCCACCACTCCAATTAGCGCCACAATGATCACCACCAACCCGTTGACTAGATTTTGCAAATCGCTCATCTCAGTCTGCCTTTCTGTTCCATTCGTCCGCATGTGCCTCGATATATGCCAAACAGTCCCCTCGACTCGCCTCCCAATCGTTTTTCCCCCCCCCGAAGACTTGGAAATCCATCACCACGTCCAGCGCAACCCCCACTTCCGGCACCAACGCCAGTAGCACTCCCAACTTATCTGGCTCACTCTTGAATTGCGCCTCGACAATCACCTCGTCGCCTTTCAGCGACCATAGCGTCTGGAGCGCGTGTTGAGGCATAATTTTCGTTTTCCCTTCATCCGTCACCAACGCCTCGCAGCCTTTTTCAATCTTGCCGCGATCCGCCTCTTTCACGCCTCCCAACCCGAACGCGCCCGAAAATCTCAGTGCCAAGTACCCGTGCCACGCCATGACGAAATCCTTTTGCTTGACTTACCTTGCCAACGCCGCGGCTTCGCCTGCTCCGAGCGCCTCACGAAACACCGCCACATGCTGTAGCGCACCTCTAAAATAACTGTGCCCAAGACGCACCCCGATCCGCAGTTGAAGTCCTCCGGAGTAGCTAATGTTCGTCGCGCTCCCTATCGCCTCGTCAATTTCCACCCCGTCTCGGTATGCCTTCAGCACACCTGTCATCGCGGTGTATGTCCACAGCCAGTGTTGCCAAACGTCCGCCGCCATCTCGCCCGACACCGCCACACTTCCCCCATTTTGGACTTGAAAATTCGGAAAATGGAAACTCCCATATGCGTAGCTCCAGCTCCCATCATCCATTGTCACCGCCGCGCCCGCCCCCCCCTCCCCCCGCGCCCAAAGGCTCACCGACACGGAATCGGGCTGCAAAATGGCGGTTTCTGCCACAATCATCACATCATTGACACCATCGAAGTACAACGCAGGTGTCCCGTCTGTGCCTACCTGCGCCTCCCACGCTGCCCCGGAAATCGTGCCGTGCAGCCCATTCCCGCTCGAATCGTTTGCCGTTGATCCTGCTCCTTCTTGCAATTTCCAATAGCCAAGCGGATTTAGCGCCAAAATCGTCGCTGCTCGGTCTCCCCGCCGCATCCCGATCAGCCGCCGCGCCGTGTTCATTAAATCCCTCGTCCCACCAGCATGATCACCCGCGCTGCCGCCTCGTTCGTCGGTGTTTCCAGCGCCACATACTGCCAGCTCAAAAAGTCCGTCGGGTCGAGCGGATACGCCCGGCTACTCCCGAGCAACACCTGCACCCGGCTGCCAAACGGATTGTAGAGCGGCGCATAGGTCTGCCCGTCGGCACTCACCCGGAAATACAACGTCCCGTTCGTCAGCGTGCCGGGCGTCACCAACCCGGTCAGCGTGACGCCGCCAATGTCCACCGTGCCGCTGATGCTCCCACTGGCTGGCACTGTCGCCGGATACGCCCGCCTCGCAAAAGCGTTCTGGATCGTTACCGCGTCGCTCATGTCCGCATCTTCCTTTCCCCGATTTTCTTTGCCGGAATGCCACCCCAAATTTCCCAATCCGGCACATCACGTCGCACCACCGCCCCCGCCGCCACCACCGCCCCTTCCCCGACCGTGACGCCGGGCAAGATCACCGCATTGGCAAAGATGATTGCGCAGCGCTTCACCGTGACGGAGGATCGTTTCACCACCTGCATGGCGCTAGGCGCAGCGGCGGAACAACTCTCGCCTTCAATCTGGTTGCTCCCCGTTACAATCTTCCCGCCGCTCGCAATGGCGCTAAATTCCTCCATAATCAGCCGTCCGCCACCGATGTTCAGGTGGCAAAAGCTAGACACATGGACACCTTGCCCAATCGCCACGCCCTCGCCCCCCTCGATTTTTGCGAACCCATCCACACGCGCCGTCGGGTGGATGACGATGTTTTCTGGTTTTATGAAAATCACAGGTTCGTGGATCACATCACCTCCGCGTGTTGCCGCGCCACATAAACGCGCTCGGAAGGCTGGACAATCGGAATGGTCGGATCAACCCAAATCGTGCGCCCGCGTGTTTTCAGCTTAGCGCACATCTCAACACAAGCGAACCGCTCTGGCATGATGTGCCTCGCCTCCCCCGCCGGAAACATCCAGCACGACCCCACCGAATCCACCTCAAACACCCCGCTCCGCTGATAGCGTCGGTGATAAGGAAAATGATTGGCGAAGAGTTCCCCATCCGCTCGATAGCCCCACGTGTCATAGAAAATCCCCTGTGGCTCCAGCGTCACCCACCCCGCCACCACCTCTTTTCCCGTTTTCAAAAACCGTTCCACCACATCCGCCGGGCTGCGCAAGTCGCTCTCATGAATGATGATCCAATCATCGCTGTCGTGGATCGCCTCCAGTCCGGTCTTAATGGTCTGCGAAAGCCGCCGCACCCGCACGTCCGGCGCTTCCCCCAAAATCCCCGTGTCTCCCCGGATGATCTCGATGTTCTTGTCAGTGTTCGTCCACGCCGCGCTTTCCAGCCGCATTTTCGTGTCATCCTCACAGTCCCCCACCACCCACACCCACCGCGCCACGCCGCGCTTGCTCAGGAGGTGTTCCGCCCGCGCTTCCAAGTCCTTCTCCGCGTCGTCTCTCCACAAACTCATCATCACCACGTTCACGATCCCACCTCCAAAAACTCCCGCATGGACCCCACCACGTACCGCACATCCTCTTCCGTCATCTCCCCGTGCGTCGGCAGCACCAATCCGCGCCATGCCATACCCTCGGCATAATCAAAAACGTCTGTCCGCCGGTACATCGGCATGTGCGCAATCACCGGGAAGACCGGGCGCGTCTCGATGCCCCGCTCCGTCATGTGCGCCACGAGGCGTTCCTTCGGAATTCCCTCGCCCAACAGCCCCGCTACCGCCCAGCACCCGTGTCTGTCGCCCGCGTGCGTTCGTTGCAGCGTGAAGTCAAGCCCTTCCAATTCGCGCTTGTACCATCCCACGACCTTTCGCCGCCGCGCCAACACGTCATCAACAATCGTCATCTGCGCACAGCCCAGCGCCGCTTGCATCTCCGTCATCCGATAGTTGAATCCGACCTTATCGTGCCAGTAGCGGCGTTCCGTCATTGCCTGTCCGCGCAAATGCCGCAATTCCTTCGCCAGCGCAGCGTTGTTTGTGACGATCATCCCGCCCTCGCCCGTGGTGATCGTCTTATTAGCAAAAAAGCTGAAGACACCCGCATCGCCCAGCGTCCCCACATGTCGGAAGTCCCATTCGCGCCCGGCTTTGGCGCCAATCGCCTCCGCGCAATCTTCCACGACATGCAGGTTGTACATCAAGGCTATTTTTTTGATTTCCACCATGTCCGCCGGCACGCCATAGAGGTGGACCGGGATGATCGCCTGCGTCTTCGGTGTGATCCGATCCTCGACATCCGCCGGGTCAAGCGTCCATGTCACTGGATCAATATCTGCGAACACCAGCCGCGCACCGCAATACCGCGCCGCGTTCGCCGTCGCCACAAACGTCACCGCCGGCACAATCACCTCATCACCGGGTCGGATCACCGCCGCCATCGCCAAGTGCAGCGCCGTTGTGCCGCTCGTGGTCGCCACAGCGTGCGCTGCCCCCACCCACGCGGCAAACTCTTCCTCAAATTGCTGCACCATCACCCCTTGCGTCAGCCACCCGCTCTGGATCACGCGCTCCACGAATTCCAGTTCGCGCCCGCTCCAGCTTGGCTGCCCCGCCCTAATCGCCGTCCGTGTTGCCGTCATGCAGCACCTCCGCCGTGTCTTCTTCCCCCACCGCCACATTCTCCATCGCCGCCCGCAGCGTCGGGTGCTTTTCCCCCGTCTCGTTGGTGTGAAAGGCGGAGGAAGCGATCCGGGCGGCGGGCATCTTCAGCACTCCGTCTCGCTTTTCACGCGCAATGTCCCCCTCCATCTGCACCAGCACCTGCTCCCAGTGCATCGCCACCGCCGCCAAGCCGTACTTTTCCTTAATCGCCCGATGCGCCGACGCCGCCTCCCATTCCTGCCTCTCGCCTTGCTCGCCGTGCGCATTTTCAAGCGCCTCCGCCAGCGCCCCCACATCCGGCATCCACCCATACCCGCCCGGCACGCGCATGTATTTCACGCCTTTTTCCACAATCTCGCCATACATCACCAGTTCCGGCATAGCGCTGAATCTTGGTACAACTACAGGACACCCCGACGCCTGTGCCTCAATGATCGGTATCCCGAACCCCTCCCCGTGTGATGCGTGCAGGAAAACGTCCCCGGCGTTATATACATCATTCAAATATTTCGGAGTGTAGAACCCGGCGAGGTACGGCATCTCCGTTGGAAAAATGACCTTTTTCGGATCAAGGTCGACCAACTTCATCACCTCCTGCATGTTGACGCCATGCCGCCCTTTTGCCTCGCAATGAAGGTAAAGCAGCGCCTCTGGCTGCTTATCCGAGAAAATCTTGAACGCCGCCAACATTTCGTAAAATCCCTTGCGCGGCGGCACACCGACATTCAAACTATTGGCAACGACCAAATACTTCCCGTCGAGGTCAATCTCCCATTCCTGCCCTAGCTTGCGTCGTGCCTCCTCCCGATCCCCCGGGTTGAATACGTCCGTATCCACGCCGTGCGGCACGTACATCGCGTTCTCAAACCCCGCGTTGTGGAGCTGCTCCATGCCGAACTTCGACATGCCGATCACCCACCGCGCCGCCCGCAGTGAAACTGCGTTGGCGGGTGTCACAGGCTCGCTATCAATCGGCGTCCATGCCGCCCACGGCAAACCTCCGTACACCCTCGATTGCATGACAAACGGATCGATCAACGTGATCACCAAATCCGCTTTCACATAGTCTGCATAGGCTTGCACCACATCATTCCCGTAGCTGTCTTGCACCCTCGGCAGCGTCAGAATCCCGTCCTCATCAACGCTCGGTGCGCCTTCCTGCCCGAAAAACGCGAAGATCGTCACCTCATGCCCGCTCTGTTTGAGCCATCGCGTCCAGATGTTCGTTTGCTGCCCATATCCGCTCGGCGTCCGCCGGCTGTTGCTGATCCACAAAATCCGCATCGTCACACCTCTCTCCCACCACGTCCATTTGCGCGGGCGCGTGAGCACGCGCCCGCTTTGGCTAGATTTCCGCCGGGAAGCGGTACGCCGCCACGCGCCCCACCGTGTCCAGACTTGCGCTCCAGTCGATCTCCAGCGTGCCGTCGCTCTGCGCAAATCGCGCCGACTCCAGCACAATGAAGGTCTCCCCGCTCGCCGCCACCACCACCGTCGCCGCGCCCAGCCCTGCCCGGAACGCCGGTGGGTTGTCTCCTGCCCCAATGGTGATCGTCCCCGCTGTCGCCGTGCCTGCCTTCACATGCAGAACCAGCCCGCTTGTGTCCCCACCCGCGCTGATCACCGCCCCGTTTGCGCTCACCGGCGTCCCGTAGGTCGCCGCCGTTCCCGCATTCGCCGTCAGGCTCTGAATGCTAATCGTGTCCCGTGCCATGGTTCCTCCTCAAATGGTCTTTCTTGCCCGCCGTTTCGCCCCGCCCCTCCCCGCAAATGGAGAGGGGCGGGCTTCATCAGCTCGGACGATCCGCCGTCAGAACCGCAATCCCCGCTGGACGCACCACCTTCGCGCCGTACAGTTGCAACCCTTTCATCGCGTCTCCGAACCGATTCGGCGGGCGATACGCCTCAACCGATGCGATCTGCTCCGCGAACGTGATCGCGCCCACGTACCCCGCCATGATGCGGAACTTCGTGGTTATGGTCGTGTAAGGCACATTGTTGGAGACCATGACGCGCAAGCCCGCTGCCGCACCAATCTCCCCGTTGCGCAGCACCATGTCGCTCATGGTCGTGCCTGCCTTCACGAACCGATCATCCTTCTGCAGGAGACCGTGGTACCATGGCGGCACAATCACCCACCGCCCAGAGCGCGGCACATTCGCCTCATCCAGCTTCACGCCGAGGTCAACGAGGTATTCGTATGCCTTTCCAGCCGTGCCGAGATCGGTCTTCGGACTTGCCGTCGTGCCGATCAGGTTCGTTGTTGCCGCGTCCGTGTAGAGCGCCGCCACGAACTGATCGCTCCGGTCTGCCAGCGCGTATGCAGCCTCCGTCATGGCTTCATCCAGCGCCTTTGGCGTCTGCTGCGCCCGATCCACATCGTCGATCTGGAAGTTGAAATACTTCGCCTGATCAATCAGAAGCGTCGTCTGCGCGTCCGTCAGCGTCTCTGGATCGCTGATGTTCGTGTTCTTCGTGTACGTGCCAACCGTCACCGCGCCGATTGCGTTGATCCGCACCGAATCCCCTGCCTGACGAATGTCCCCCTCAAAGTCCCGGTTGACGATCCCCGTCTGCGCGTAAATCTGCGCCTTGCGCAAATTCACCAACAGACGAGATGCCCACACCACCGGGATAAAGTTATTCAGACTCATGCTATCCTCCGCTCAAGACGCCCTTGATCGCGTCCCAGTTTTTCTCGATTTCCTCTGGCTTCATCTTGGCGATCAACTCTCTCGTGAACGTCACCGGAGCGCCCGGATTGCCCGTCGCCATCGGCTTTGCCGCCCCCGCAACCGCCCCGTTCCCGTTCCCCGTCGGCGTCACCGTCGGCGCGGCGAGGAACGGATATGCCGTCAGCATCGCCGCCACTGCCTCTTTCGCGCCTGTCAGCGCCTCGCCGTCCACCTTGACGCCGCTCGTGTCCGCCAGCCGCAGCGCCGCCGCCAATTTGTCCGCCGTCAGCCCCGCCGTCACTGCCTCTCGCACAAGCGCCGCCTCAATCCGTGCCGCCGCTGCCTGTTGCTGTGCCGCCGCCAATTGCGCCTGCAATGCCGCCCCATTGGTCGCCGCCGCCTTCAGCGTCTCGTAGTCCGCAAACTTTTCGCGTTCGCGCCCCAATCGATCACCAACAATCCGGTCCACCTCCGCTTGCGTAAACGTGCGCACCGTCTCGCTCTGCGTTGGTGTTGCCCCTGTCGCCGCCGGGGACGGCGTGTTTTGTGCCTGATTTTCGTTCTTCGGGTCCATCGTGTCCTCTTTAACCGACCTTAACCGCGCCGTGCGTCTTCGATAAATTCCGCCGCCATTTCATCGCCCACAAGTTCCCGTAGGCTCCGCTCATGCCTCATAGTGCCAAAAACGGGATGTGTGAACGTCTGCGAAAGTTGGTCAAATCGGAACGTCCCTGCCCGCCATGCCAACCACCGCCCGCCGCCTAAAATGTCCTCTTGATCTGCCCTCGGCAGCTCCCTAAAAATCTCTTCCCCTCCCTTGAACCGCATGTCGTCATACCCCTCGGTGATCGGCGCTGGCGCACAGCGCCCCGCCGGGTGATCGTTCAGTTCCTCGTCAAGCCCGTGCCGCGTCCCATCCATCGCCCAGCACGAGGGACAAGTGCGTTTGTCTTTCGCGCTCACCCACACCCATCCCTTCACGATTCCCTGATTTTGGCGGTAGATTTCGTGCAGTCCTCGCCGGGCGGCAACCACTTGCGTCGTGCGCACCATCCGCACCGCGTCGTAATATGCCGTCCGCTGAAGGTATTGCCGTGCCGCCAATTCTGCCGCCCGCCCCGGCTTGCCCTCGCCCGCCGCCCGGATCAGTTGCGCCGCCACGATTTGCCCGTGTGCCTTCCCAAATCCCCGCGCCCAGCGTTCGTAGGCGGGCGTATCCACAATGTCGATCAGCGCCAGCAGACCCTCGGCGTTTGGCTGTGCGTACCGTGCGATCTTCAGCGCGTCAAACACCCGCTCTGCCACCGTTCGCGCCGCCCGCGCCCCTTCCCGCTGTGCCTGTCGCCCCTCGTCAAGAATGTCATCATCCATCCCATCAAGCGCCTCCTCGACCCCCGCCGCCACCCGCTCGATGATCGTGCTGCTCAGTCCCGTCGATCCAAGTCCCTTTAAATCCGCCTCCAGCGCCCGCATTGCCAGCTCGTGCGCCTTTTTCAGCCGCTTTGCCGCCGCCACGCTCGCCGCCTCCAAGTCCGCCGCCATTTCTTGCCGGACGTGGCGGAGGATGCTGGCAATAATGTCCGGCGTCAGCGGACGCCCCGGCGTCGTCATTCGCGCAGCGCCCGCTCCACGGCGCGGAACTCAGTTGTTTCTTCCTTGCCCAAGCGCTCTTGCTCCAGCGCCCAGTCGCGTCCCAAGTCCTTCGCCGCCGTCTCCGCGCTCACCAGCCCCATAAGCCGTTGCCGCTCGATGATCCCTGTCGCCTCCGCCGGATCAATCGGCAGCGGATCGCGCCAAATCACCTTTGGCGTCCTCCCCGCGTACCCACCGATCATCAGCATAATTTGGCTGATTTTCTGGATGCCGGCGGCGTAGTTGCGGCGCAGTTCCTCGTTTTTGCTCAGTTGATCCATGTAGATCGTCCGTATGCCGAGGTTCGTCACCCGCTGGAAGTCCGCCGCGTCGCCTTTTAGCACGGTAATCCGCCGCTCCGCCAACAGCGCACCGCTCAGGAAATTCACCGCCGCCATGCTGCTGGCAAGGTCGGTGGTCATTTCAAGGTTGTAAATTTTCGCTTGCGCGTTCTCAACCGTGAGGAAATTGTCAATCCCCGTCGGTACAAGCGCCTCGGTCTTGAAGCCCGTTCCCACCGTCCTCGGCGCGGCGTGGTAGCGCAGAATCCGCACCACGTCGCTCATGACCTTATTCACCCTGTCGTTGAGGGGAATCGCGCTCTCGATGCCCTGACCGTAATAAGCACGCGGGTTCGTCTCATGCTGCCAATCGATAATCGGTGGTAGCGTGTAGTTCCACACTGCGCTTGTGGTCAGCCGCCAATCCCCCCCGCTGTCCGCCATTTCCCAGTCGTGGATCATCCACTCGCCCGTCTCGCTGTGTACAATATCTTGCCGGCATTTCGTCTTCCCCGCCTCCCAATGAAGCTCGTACCACAGCACCTCTTCCACATCATCTGCACGCCAAAAAGCGAGAAAATTACTCGGTGACAGCACCACCAACCGCACCGCATTCCCCCCCGCGCCGTCGGGAACCGGAGCAGGCATCACGCGCACCACCGCATGACCTTCAACCACCCCATATTTCGCCGCCCGCGCCAGCACCCGCGCCCCGTCTGCCCACGCCGTCCGCAGCCACCCCTCGGCGGCGTCCTCCGCGCTCCCTAGCTCCAAAATCGGGAACTCCGGTCCCACCAAAAAGGACACTTCCCGATCCGCCGTTTGCTTAATCAAATTGACGGCAACATTGTCGTCTGGCTCGCCCGCCCGCGTCTTTAGGTGCGGCTTGTGTTTGCCATCGTAATAGTTCCATGCCTTGCCCGCCGCCGCCCGCCGTGCCGCTAGTTCCCCGCTTGCCGCGTCCCGAATGGCTGTATCATTTGGCATATAGCGCAACGCCGCTGGCATCAGTTCGCCTCGCCCCGAAAAATGCTGATCTGCTCCAGCCTGTCCATGCGCTGAATGATTCCCGCCAATGTGTCGCTAGTTTGCTCCGTCGCCGCCAGCATCGCCTCGCTGTGCCGCGTGGCTTGGTCAAGTGCCAAAACAAGACGTGTGTTCGATTCCCGCATGGCATCGATGGACGCCGAAACTTTGTCCAACCGCCCGATCAGCCGCCCCAAGAGCGCGATCATCGGTGCCACCACCAACGTCACCAGCGCCACCGCCAACGCCGAATCTTGCTCCGCCGTCACCTCTGGCAGTGTGATCAACAATGCAGGCAATGCCGCCAAGACAGCCGTTCCAATGTCCATCGTCTCGCCCCCCGGCAATTGAACAAAAAAAAGCACCCGACACAATATGTGCCGGGTGCCTCATGCCCGTGTTGGCGCGGAGGTGCAAGAGCACGTCCGCATCTGTAGACCCCCCCACCTTACACCCGTTCTAAAATTCTGTCAATACCCCTCATTCATAGAACGGATTTCTCGCCGTCACCAGCACCGCGCTTTCCCCCCCCGCCAACATCTCCACCGCGCCCAGCGCCGCCATGCTCAGCGCCACCGCCGCATCTACCTTTGCACTGCTGATCTCCTTGATAATCCGCCGCCCGCGCTCGGTCTCCTTCGTCAGCGCGTTCAAGATGTGCGCCCCCAAGCCCGGATCGCCGTGATGTGCCAAGTTCCCGCCCCAAATCAGCCCGTGCAGGTGCGTGTCCGCCTGCACCCGCCGGCTCGTCTGCGGAAACTCAATCATGGCAACTTTCGCTCGGACGCACATCTCCGCAATAGCCGCCATTTGATACGGATCATAATATACGCCCGCAACTCGATATGCCTGATGCAGCCGAATGATCTCCGGTCCAACTGTCTCCGTCAGCTTCAGCGGTTCGCGCCCGTCGGGTTGCCAAATTTTCGTAAAAACTTCTTCCACCTTTTTCGTCGTGTCGTTCCATGCGCACGCCACCACCGCCGAGCAATCGCTCTTCGTCGCCGCGTCCACCCCCAGAACGATCACCCGCTGATCCCCCTTGTGCAGCCCACGCAGTCCGGCGTCATGGAGTCTCTGCCATTGCTCCTCCGAACAAAAACCGTCGGCGTTTTTCACGCGGCGGTTTTCCCACACCCGCAGGTACTCCGAAGGCGGCAAAGACCGCTTTTGCTCGGCAAGGAATTCCTCCGTGTGCCATGCCATCCGCGCCTTGTGATTCCACAGCACAAACGTCCTTCCTGCCCGCCAGCACGCCGGAACACCGTCCCCATCCTCAATGTGAAGTAGTTCCGGCACAGGCTCCGCCCGCCCGCTGTCGATCAGCGTGTGCCAATACTCGCTCTGCCCGTCCCAGCCCTGATACCCCGTATAAAAGACGGTGCTGTTTTCCCGCGTCGGTACCGGCGAGAACTCCGTCATGAGCCGGGCAGCGCTCTCGCTCATGATCCCCCAGGGCTCGTCCACCGTAGCAATGCTCAAATTCGCCCCCGCCTCGCCCTTGTAGTCGGAGGCTATAGCCTTGATCGTCGTGCCATTTTTGAAGCGAATCTCGTTCCCCACCACCCGCCAATCATCATCCGTCATGAGTACGTTCCTCGCCAAACTTCCCTCGATGTACCGCCAGACACGCCCCCGCGCCCCCTCAAAGTCGTTGGCAAGAACGTATTGCTCCCCCGGCACGTCCACAAAAAGACCGAAATAAAGCTGCACCGCCGCCGCCAACTCGGTCTTCCCCGACTTTTTTACATCGCTCCAAATCACCCGCGAATACGGCAGCCGCCCCTCCCCCGCCGGGAAGACATGCCTCAAAATGTCCGCTTGGTACGTTTGCCACGTCGCCAGCGTCGGTTTCAGCTTGTCATGGAGGTACATCCCCCCCCGGCTGGTCGCCCACTGGATAAAGTCAGGTCTCATGGTTTTCGCACCCCCCACGAAAACGTGCGTTCGCAATGCGGACAAGTGTACCCGCTAATCTGGACATTCCCCGCCAGCCCCACCGCCCACAGCCTGCCCGCTTCGTCAACATAGAGCATCCGCAGTTCCGCCCGACACCTCCGGCAGCGCACTGCCTTTCTCACCGGAACGTCCTCAGCCACCGTCTCCAGCACACTTGCCCGCTTGTTCATGGCTCAGTCCTCCCAGTCATTGTCCGGCAGCCCCGCCAGCCGCCGCACCTCGTCTTCCAACCGCAGTAGCGTAGCCGCCAAGTGTTTGTAAATACGCCGTGCTTTCCCTGCCCTCGGCATCATTTCATGGAGAAAACCCACCTGAATGCCCATGGCTTGTAGGTATCCCGCCACGAGCGTCATGTGTTCCTTCTCATGCGCCGCCACCGCCTCTCGGAGCGGCTTATTCCAGTCCGTTTGCTGACCCATGTTTCCTCCGAATTGCCTACCACCCTTGCCGTTTCATGCGTTCTTTCCGTGCCTGTGCCTCTTCGTCGCTGATCCTCGGTGTATCATCCCCACCCGCGTCGCCGCCCGCCGCCACGACCCGCATGGTCGCCACTTTCTTTGCCAGCGCCCGCAGTTCCGTTAGCACATCGTCCACCTTGTCCCGCCGCACGCG